CGACAGCAACTATCAAAGTCCACTGTGCAGATGACTGGATGCCACCGCCTACGATTGATTCTGTGTCTGATTGGTTGGTTAGCCTGCCGTTGTACTCGGCAACCTTGCGCCACGTCTCAGTAGCACCGCCACGCCCATCTTCGGTGAGCGTGAAGCGGTGTATTTCTACACGGTCTTGGCACAGGTTGCGTACCATGCCAGCGCTGATGGTTGCGCGTAGGATAGGGCTCACGCGAACACCACCGGTCTGAACTTGTCTGCCATGGTTAGGCAGTTCTGCATCAACTGAGAAAGTTTTACGTCGCTTGTACCTTCTTTAGAATCGATGTCTGCGGCTACCCTTGATGCTTTGATTAGCCATGCTTGGCGGGTTGCTGTGCGAACATCGTAGCGCTCGGTATTGATTGGACCTTGGTCTACCCACATCAAGGTTGGGTTACCGGTGCCATCTTCCAAGGTAAAGCCCTTGACTTGGTAAGGAGCATAAACCGGATAATCAGGTTGTGTCGTGCCTGATGTTCCAGCAACCCGGCACTCATAAACTCTGCCATTGGGCGTTGTAGGCACTACACGGTCACCTACTGCGTAAGTGGTTGTAGCTGCCCACGTGGTGAAGCGTGAGAAAGAATCAAGGATTGAGCCAATGTCCGTAGTAGACATCTGCGGGTAACTTTGAGCGGACACAAATAAGGATACTTGTGCTATTGCCTCGGCTCTGGTCATCATGCCCTAAGTATCCCACACAGAAGAAAAGCCCCCGGCACGTCTGCCGAGGGCTTGAGATACGAACCGCTAGGCTTATGTAGCTGCGGATGCTCCAACGATAAGCGAACCCGGTACACGGCTGGATGCCGTAGCGTTCACGTTGCCGATGTCGAAAGCCGAGAATGCGAACCGCTCTGTGGCTTTGAACGCGAGCGCGTCTTGATTGAAGTAATACTGGTCGGAAACTTCAATTGTAACCGTACGACGATCACCGAACGCTGTACCCATGCTCAGGTCACCAAGCAAGATGTAAGGCGTGGTAGCCGCGAGGGTCTTAGCCATGTTCTGCACGAAAACGACTGGATACCCGTAAAGCATAGGTGTAGGACCGTATGCATTTTGGATGTCCATGATGGAGTTCCCACCGAGTGCATCAAGCAAAGGAGCAATGGCGTTGTACCAGATCTCGCGATGCATGAACCACTTAGCCTGTGCAGCATAGGTCGGGAGCTTTGCGACCATGCCCTTCAGGTTTGCAAGTGTCGGGCTGTAGGTGATGGTCTGCCCGGTTGTAAATACCTGCAGTGAGGCAATGTTAGCCTTGGTTGCGTTAAGGTTGTAGACAGCATAAAGGATGCCATCGAGACCAGATGTGCTATCGACTGCATTGTTGAAAACAACGCGGTCTTCTTCCTTAGCAAGGACGTATGCCATATCACGGGCAAGCGTTGCACCAAAGTCAATGATGCTATCTTCGGCCAACTCTTTAGAAACCTGAGTAAGAACCGATGGCTTCTTGGCTACAAGGTTGACCTGTGCAAATGTCAGGTCACTTGCAGTAATAGCCGTGTTCTCACCCGGATAGTACACAGTGGTCGATGCCGTTGCGTTAGGAACGTTCAATACATCAGAACTCATCGGGTAGATGCGGCAGTTCTGGCGAGCAACACCGAACTGCTCACGCAGATAGATAAGGTCGGAAGACAGTGGATCTGGAACAACATAGCCACCAGCGGTTGTCGTGCCTTCAGACTGTGCCTTCAGGTTGGCTTTGACCCAGTCGGATGCTTTGCGGTTGCCCATGATAGAGCGTCCCCATTGACCCCATGCGTATGCTTTATAGTTCGCTTCGTCACGGGTACCGACGAAAGGATTACGTCCAATACCGCCGGACTTCCATGGTTGCTCAGCTGCAACTTCCGTTGCTACTGGATGACCTTGTCCGAGTGCCTTGATGGTCTCAATACGCTCTTCGATACCCTTGGCTTCAGCCATCAGGGACTTGACCTGTGCAAGGTCACCGTTACCGGAAGCAAGCTCCCGTGCGGTAGCAAGCACAGACTCTTTTTGATTCTGTAGTTGTGTAAGGTTCATAGTTGTGTCAACAACTCCAAGCGTGCCAGTATGTCGGCTCGCTCATCAATCTCATGGGCTTTCGCCTCGACTACGATGACCGGGTTTACTTCTGGTTGGTCTGCATCCCGCAGAGATTCCCAACACTCAGGAGCAAGTCGCTTTGCAGCTGACCGGCTAAGACCGACTGCATCCCGCAGCCGACGTTCAACACCCCGCAAGGATGCGGGTTGTACGCTCTTCATACCGTGCATGGCATATAGCCCTTTGGCACGTCGAGCAAATTCATCAATGATGGCATCAGCCATGGTCTGATCGGATACCATCTCGATAGCCCCGCAGAGCGCATCGTAGTAGGCTTCCAATCCTTCGTGGATAAGGTCACCTTCAGACTCATCAAAGACCGATACGGCGTATTCTTCCGGGGACTGCTCAGGCATAGGAGCCATGACCATCTCTTCGTCTTCCATACCCATCATAGGCTCCATGCCGTAATACTCCTTTAGGCTTTTGACGCTGTTACGATATTCGGCTGGTGTGGGTGTGATGCTTGCCTCAGCGATAGGCCAGCGTGTGATTTCAGAAACATCACCCATGCTTTTACGTTCAACCAAGTGTGCAGCTGCACCGGACGAAAAACCCATCTTGCCTTGCTTGCAGAGCTTTGCAATCATGGACCCGTACTCGTCGGCTAGATCCAACTGAGCCTCGTACCAAAGCCCGGTATTGTCCATCTTGATGTAACCGGTACCGATAGACTTCTTGCCTACACTTGTATCCATACCGTGGTGGTAGTACACATTGAGAGGTACCCGCTTACCTTCAGACATTGGAAAACCGTAGTCGGTTGACTTGGTGAAATAATCACCCTCAAGGTCAGCACTCTGGGTATCGCCAAAGCGCACTAGATAACCCTTCACGTAACCGAGTCGGTCGCTCTTGATTCCGTCTACACTACTTGTAAGCACGTCCATGGTGTAAGTATCCCACACGGTATCTTTTACTCGAATGTCGTTAGATCCGGTTCGTATCCCTCTAGGTCTCTAAGCGGTAGCACCCGTGTAGTAGGACCCCAGTCAGCATTCTGGACCACGGTTGCCATGTCACTGAGTGGCAACCCTTCTGCGTAAAGGGCATAACGAGATTTGCCAAGTATTTGTTGAGCCTCCGTAGCAGTAAGCCCACGCAAGATATCCTCACCGGTAACCGGCTTAGGGCGGGTATCAGGGATAGAACTATCCCCGGTTATCTCTGCCCAGCTCATGGTTACCGGAATCATCACGCACCGACAGTTCGGATGGCTTGGCATAATCTCATCGGTGGTTGATAGCGTACCAGACAGAGCCAAACACGCAAGACAAACCCGGCTGTCCTGTGTGGCTTGGCGCCGGTATCCGGTAACCGCTGGGTTCTGGGTGTAGAGTTGGCGTTGTGCTTCACGGGCGCTTCGGATCATCTCAGTACGTGCAATCGTCTCAGCCCGGTAGCGTCCGATGTCTGCAGCTTTGCGTACCCGCCGTGCTACCGTACGTGGTCCTTCACCAAGGGAAATACCCTGTACAAGTGCCATCTGCATGGCATCAGTGGTCACCTGCGGTATGGTCGCAAATAACTCACCCAAAGGGCTTCCATCACCCGCCATGCCGACAAAGGCTTGGAGTTGTTCGTCGGGTAGGTTTGTCCATGAACTTCCGAGGCTAACACCTGCCGGTTTACGACCTGCCGCCGCTTCAACCATGCTGACGCTTGCCTCATTCGCAAGGACTGCTGATTCAAGTTGTCCATCAGCCGTTATCGTAGCCCCCTCGATGCTAAACTTTTTGAGGTTCTTTCCTAACTCTTCAATGTTATCGATGATGCGTTGACGCATCCAAAGTATGGTGTCGGACGGGTCTTCACCGTTATCTAGCCGTTCTTGGATACGACCCTCTAGTGCTTCAAGTTCATCGATGCTTGCCTTTGTGGCTGCCCTGTATGCCCGTTGCATTCGGCTGATGGCTACACCTTCACGCTCCAAAAGTTCATTACGAAACTTTTGACTGGCTGCATAGATTCGAGCACTGTCGTTGTTTACTCTTTTGAGATGCTTTCCATCTCGTACCCGTAAAAAGGGTGAGACTTGTACACTACCCCCGGAGTGCAGCAATCGAGGCTCTTACCGTCAGGTTGCATAGCGTTACGTTTGGACGTTGACCACCTGAATCCTGCATCGCCGCCCCACAAGTCCCAAGCAACCCTACCGGGTGAGGGGAAGCCGTCTTCACCAGCGTTGAAGCCTTCCGCCTTCTTGTCTACCTCATGACGTGAAAAGAAAGAGTACATCCGAAGTATCGTGTCATCGGATAGATTCTCATTGTTGACAATCTGGTTAGCCCTTGCAAGCCCTATGCGTGTCCCGCCGTCGAAACCTTCAGCCTTCCAATCAAGCGCCCGTTGTGCGGCAGTTCGCATTGCTTCAGTTGGTCGGAACTTTACATCGTAAGACCGAACGGCTGCACCTTCAAAGCCACCACCGCTTTGTACGGGGATTGCCGTTGGGTGTAGCTGCCCTTCGTCTTCCGGCACCGCTTCCAGCCCTGCTATGCGCTTGGCTTCCGCACGATCAATGATGCCCGCCTTGTAAAGTTTCTCCGCCCGCAACGCTTCAGCAGCAAGGTCATCAGCCAATGCCCGTACGGTTTCAAGGTCGTACTGTATGAAGTCACCCTCTTGGGTTTCTGGGTACTCCGGCAACAGGTCTGCGGTAATCGCATCCGCAAGGGTACGGAGCAAAGGAACCATTCCGTCTTCCCAAGCCGCTTGCTGGGCGCGCTCGTAGTTACTATATGTAGACCGCTCTAACCCGCTTCCAAGGCCCAACACCATTGGGTTGATGCCAAGAGCGGAACAGATACGCTCCTCCGGTACACGCCTAACGGAATCTAAAGCAAGCTCGGAAGGGGTCAAAGATACACGATCAAGTTTATACGCACCGGTCATCACCACGATGCCGCCACTACCGTCCCCGGTAAGGTCTTCGTGTAGTTGTCTTTTGACCTGCCGAGCATCATCGATGCTAATGTCTACGGTCTGGTCTTTGGCATCCGGCCCGACGATAAGCGATGGCATAGCCCCGTTAGCAAGCAAACCATAAGCGGTGGTGGATGCAGTATTGTCCGTAGCAATCTCACGTAGTACAGCCATGACTGGAGACCTGCCCAAGCGAATATCTTGCGGGTCCCGGTTGTACCTTATGTGGATGATGTCAGAAACGGGAATATCAAACGAACGGCCATCAGTGGTGTAAACGTAATGGGTTAGCGGGTTCGTACCATTACCTACCGGACGAACCATGTCCTGTGGCAAGAACTGTAAAGCCGTGACTACACCACGGGTTGTAGATCGAATCTTTCTTAGGTACGTGTTGCCAAACAATTTATAATCTTGAATGACCCAGCCCCAAAATAAGCTGCCCATAATCATCGGATCAGGTTGAGCCATGAGCTGTAGTACCGGGTGGTCTTCAACCGGTTCCGCTTGCTGGCTGTCTACCGGTCGGTAGAGTCTTGGTGTTGCCTGTGGGTAGTTACGCACATACCAGTCAATGGCAGATGCCACGATGCCGTTCAAGCCAAGGTCACCGGCTATGCGTGACCAGTCTTTGGTTGAGCCGGGAAGCGCACGGCGTAGCAATGTCTGCAGCTGACCAGAACCATAACCGGTAAGGTAGATGTCCCGCGACTGGCTGAGTGGCAGCGGGAGTGCTTGTGTCGGGTTGGCTGCGGCTTTGCGTCCGAGGAATCGATCAAATATACCCATGCCCTAGTATCCCACAGAAACAAAAAAGCCCCCTTGCGGGGGCCTGTGGGCTTGATTGGTTTAGATTGTTGATATTGCGATGCGGGCCATCTTTGCGTACTCAGGTTCTAGATCTGTTACAACTTCACCGGTTGCTACATTGACATACAACTTTGCGTTGATGATGCGTCCGGCTTTACTGTTGCTGATT